GTAAAACCTTCTGCCTTCAACGCCGCTATGTCTTTAGGATTTTCTGCTCTATATAACCCATCACGACCTGCGCGTAAAACTTTGCTACCGGATTGCCTTTTGATTTCAACCTCTTTATCGAAACCATCTCTCGGTACGAGTCTTGCCATTTTTTTTGCCTCTCTTTAGTAAAGAAGGGAGAGAGCCATTACGACCCTCTCCCCCCTTCATTTGGTGATTATGCAGAAACGATACCTGAAACGGCACCATTCCAAGCAGGAGCGGCGCAGAAGAATGTACCGCGGAAGTACGTGCTGAACTCGTACGCGAACTGCGTTACTGGCCATTGAATACCCATGTAGTCGGTAACGAGGTAGTTAGCCCATACATCGCTGACCTCTGTGTCAGGAATTGGGAGTGTGTAAGAAAGAACAGGTGAAACACCCTGAGGAAGCCATGGGTGAACAGTAAGAGGAACGCTCTTGCCTGTTACTTCGTTCACGATTCCACCAACGACTGAGCCATAAGTTACACCGGAAGTTTCATCCTGTGAAATCTGTAGGCGGTAGTTAGCGTTAGCAGATCCCTTAATTGCATCTGACAACTGCTTGCGATCTGAACCGTTGATGAGAATCTCATCTGGATCAGCCTTTACAGCGTTGTAAAGATTTGCGAATACGGTCTGGTACTCAGTTCCCGGATTTGTGTTCGAGAATGTTGAGTTGATTGAGTTGTTGTAACCAGAGTTTGAACCGAGAACGGTAGGAAGAATTCCGTCGTAACCTGTTGCATAAGCAGATGTATCAGCAGATGCGCGAGATGCGGCGGCACCGGTTGTTGTGAACGCGGCGTTGTTTCCTGTAAGTCCGGTTGTTCCAGCACCCTGAATTGTGAATGTACCAGTTCCCTTAAGTGTTCCCTGATACTTCTGATTAGCGGCACCGGTAGCAGTTCCAACGTAGATGTTGTAGCCAAGTGCGCCAGCGACAGGAGTTGAAACTGTAACTGTGAGAACCTGACCAGATGCAACGACCTGTGAAGTTTCTGTACCGAGGATTGACTCACCAAAACCGGAACTTGATACGCCAGCATCAGCAGTAACGTTGATGTAGTAAGTGTTAGCGGCAAGTGCAACCTGTGAACCAGTTGTTGAAGGAGCGGCCTTGGTGAATGTTGGAGCAGAAATTGCACCAGCGTAACCTGAAGCAGTACCACGAGCCATGAGCATCATGCGCTCTTCCATCAACATTGTTGCGTAAAGTGTTGATGTTGAGGACAACTGACGGAGATCTTGGTAACCCAAGCCAGAGAAGTTAGCGTCGAATGAAACGCTATCTGAGAGTGAGTAAGAGTTGTAAGGCAGGATGATATCGTCCGATGTGTACGAAATCTTGGAACCACGCTCGAAGTTGATTGAACCGAAAGCAGTAGTCGTTGATTCAGTAATACCCGGCCAGATTTGTCCTTGTCCACCGGTACCTGTACCTGTGTAACCAGTAATACGCTTGATACGGTGCGAAGTACCGACGCCCTTCTTACGAGGGATACGGTTACGAAGTGGTGTTGGGCGAGGTGTAAGCAACTTTGCAGGTGCTTCGAGGTCGAACGCTGCGAAAGATGTGCTCAAAGGTGATGTGAGCGTAATATCCTTCTGCATGTCCTGAAGTGCAAGACGCTGTGAAGCGATTGCATTGTTCAATCCAGCAAGAGCATCTGGAGCGAGCGACTTAGTAGCCGCTAGTGCTTCGAGAGCCTGTGTAGGATCTTGTGCAGGTGTGAGTCCGTTTGTGTTTGGAAGAGAGAAAGACTTATTCAGTTCAGACTGAAACTCGTCCATCTTCTTAGCGGCCTTCTTAGGTGATACTTCATCACCGAAGAGGTCTGCCGCCTTTGGGGCTTGAAGAGCCAATGTCGTTCCTTTCGAGAGTGGGTTAGTTATCTTCGCTAACGACTTCGCCGGCTTTCTCGAGGTATTCCTTTTCGAGAGCCTTGTAGCCTTTAACGAGAATTGGGTCTGAGGTCGCTGATGCCTTTAGTCGGTACTCAGCGGCTTTGATTAGGAGTTCGTTTGAATCAGTTACGGCAACGCGACCAGTCCGCTTCGGACCACCGGCAACCGCGGCTGACTTAGCAATTACGAGTTCCGATTCAAGAGCCATCGCCTTATCTTCAACCGCCTTTTTTGCGGATTGAAGTTCAGCAATCTCAGCCCTGACACTATCGGTGGCACTCTTTACTGCTTTCTCGATGATAGCCGTTACTGACTTCTCATCAAGAATCTCGGTTTCGACTACTTCCTCAGTAGCCTCATCTGCCTTAGCATCTTCTACGAGATCTTCGGCAGGGGTTTCAGCGGGAGCATCTTCGCCCTCGGCTGACTTAATAGATCCAGCATTTTGCTCAGGGGTAATGATAGTCGCGGTGGATACGTTTGACGTTGTAGAGATGCCGCCATTATTTCCAGCAATCTGAACAGTCGTCTTGCCGTGATTATCTCCGACCTGACCGCAACCACATTCGAGGCACTTGCCTACGAACTTCATAGACATTTTTGTGCAACCCTTACAGATCTTGTCGTCGCAACCGCCATCCTTCTGACAAGCAACACAGCCGTCGCAGTCACAACCGGCTGAACCATCTTCGTCCATATCGTCGCCCTTAGCGGCAAGGTTAAGGAGCGAGCCACCAAGAGCCGCCTCGTTATCCTCGTCGAGTTCGCCATCACGGAAACTGAAAAGATGCTTTAGAGCAGAGAGCAGAGTGTCAATATCGTCACGCTCGTCTGAATCTGAATCAGCAATTTCGCTGGCTTCGGAAATAATGAGTTGAGCGATTCCACGACGAGCCAAGTCGTATGATGCTTGGTCAAACTTCTTAGAGTCTGCGAAGATTTCTTTGATTACATCTGCGAGCATTGACTTATCCTTTTTAGTAGTTTTTGCTGATTTTGTTTTTCCTTCGACTTTATCTGCGAGAGCATTTAGGGCTGATGCCGCTGAGGAGAAAGTTTTTCCTGTGCCGTCAGTTAAAACTGAAGCCGCGCTACGCATAGATTCAGCGGCGGCAGAATTATTGCCACCGAGTAAATTCGAATGAGCGTCTTGAAGATGACCCTGAGCATCGTCTTTTGCCTGAGCAATATCCATGACGCGAGCAGACATAGGCTGACCTTCAACACGATCCTTCATGAAAGCCTGACTGTAAGCCTGAGTGATGTTATCTTGAATTTTTCCAAGTTCAGCGCCATGTTCACTTCCGGAAGGTTGCCAATCTTTTCCGCCCTGTTCCGGACCTTGACCTGAGCGGCCGCCGCCATCTCCAGAACTGAAACGACCACGCTCATCGTGATTTTCGTTTCCTTTTTCAATGAATTCTTCAACCTTGACAAGATTAACTTCGCCTTCAACGCTCTTAGCGAGCATCAACTTAGCGTTAGGATTTGCAGGGCGGTCCACGAGTGACACTTCAACGATTTGTCCGTCAATGATTCGACCATTAGCGGCCTTCTGGTCACGAACAACGCGTGGAGATTTGATACCGATAGAGAATCCTTTGAGAACTCCGGACTCGACCTTCTTAACGCTTACAGGATCTACAACGAGAACGGAGATGTAATGTCCATCCGGCTTTGACTCGTACTCCTTAGCAACTCCGGCGGCAATCGAAGAGTGTTGTTCACGGATATTTCCACCGGACTTAAACCACTCAGGCATCGCGCTAGAAAGCCATGCGTCGTCGCAGATTTGCTGGTCAATATCTAGCGAATCGTCTGTAGCCTTACCATAAACAAGGAGCGAGCCGTCGTCTTGCTTTTCCTGCTTAATAATTGCGGCATACGAGTTTGTAAAATCTGCCATTGTTGATTTCTCCTTATCGAACTTTGATGCAACACTTTCAGCCCATGACTTGCCAGCATCCCCGCCCCACGCATCCCAAGCGACACGCCCCGGTGACGGAAATCCTTTTTCGCCCTGATTAAATCCTTCTGCTTTCTTATCAACTTCATGACGAGCGAAGAAACTAACCATTCGCATAATGGTATCGCGAGATATTCCTTCGCGTCGTGATAGTTGTCCGGCTCTCGTCCTTCCGGTGCTAGTGAATCCCCCTCCGGCATGACCGTCAGAGATCCATCCGAGCGCACGCTTAGCGGCTTCGGCTACTCCAGCGGGTGGTGTAAAGGTTTCGCTCATTTTTACGCTGAGTAAATAACCGATACTGCGCCGGTTGAAGTACCCGCGGCTGAAACTGCATAGAGAGAATCATTACCGTGCATCCATATTTGGACACTACCTGCTGCGGCAAGATTTTGGCCACCATTTACACCAACTGTATTTGTTACCGCATTGTCGCCAAGAAAAATTGCGGCTGAATCTCGGTTATTAACTTGAACTGCCACGTATCCCACGCCGTTTGGCAAAGTCACTAAAGGTGTTGGTGTAGTTCCGACTGTAATGTTGTTATGAATAAGAGCCATAAGAGTTATTTCCTTCTCTAAGATTGTTGTAAATTGTAACGGTTATTATTTTATTCTGCTTGACTGTTTTCCTCAGGCGGTACCCATCCCGCAGGAATATCGTCAGCCGGTACTGTCAGACAACGACAATTTGGGTGAAGCGGAATATCCTCGGCGGTGTAATTATTACTAAAACTTTCCCCAACGTTCACGACTTCCCCATCGATATCGCACTCTTCGTCTATCGGATCACTAGCCGCCCATTGAATTTTGTCCACTCCTAGCGCGGCGAAAGAATCTCTCGAAGCGGCGTTAGCGGCTCTCGAACCTTCGGTCAGGGCAATCATTAAAGAACGCTCAGGGCTAGAAAGAGAATCCTCAATCATAGAAGCCAGTTTGGTAGGGCTGGCACCAATAGCGAAACCATCTGCCAACTGAGAGCCGAGCAAGTCGTAACTGCTCTTGTTCATATCAAGGGATTTGATTTCCACTTCCCCGAGTAATTTTTCTAACCCACCCGGCGGGCGTAGCAAAGCCTCAGCCGCAAAGTTACCCGGTTGCCAGTTATCCCAGTCGATAGCCTTCTCTAAAACCTTAGCCGCCCACCCCATAGAATCCCAATTATGAATCGGTTTCTTTTCGGCTTTCTTAGATCTCAGAATCTTGCCGAAAGCGTCATAAGTCGAAGCAACTCCCGTAACGTACATTTCAGCGTAATGCTGACGGAGAGCAGACTTTAGAGCATCACGATTGAGCGTGACATTATGCATCGCCCACGCTCTAGCCCTAGCCCTGTCCTGCGATATGAACTCACTCGTAACCGGATGCGTATGCAGGTAATCAGCAACTACCTTTCGCCCATCGACGCTTTGCTTCAAGGCGGCACGAATCTTTATGGCGGCTTTAGCGGCTATGCGCCCATCGACTTGATGAACGCCATGAATCATTGCAGATACGCCTTCGCAAGAGATTTCATCGTGTCGAGATCTCCATCGAAGTAGCACCTATTCAGGGCATCTCCAACGATAGGGTCGAGAGCCTTAAACTCGAACTGACGAGCCCTCTTTCCCTTACTTGACCACTTTAGGAAAGCCTTGACCTCTGCGCTCGCTTCCTTAGCCATATCGGGAGTGCCAAGCCAGACTGGAACCTGATCCATGCCTAGCAACCACATAGCAAAGAGGCGGTGATGCCCGTCGATGATAATCTGCTTTTCGCCGTCATCATAAACGAGCGGATACCCACGGTACGGAGTTAGGGCTTGACCCATTGACTCAATATGGTCGGCAACGTTAGAGCGGTCGAGTCCGGTATCGGTACCGTATAGATCCTTCACATTGACGAGGGTGAGTTTTGCTTTCTCCCATACATCAGGGCTGACCGGGTAGTCACCGTCCTGAGTTTCGACAACCGGCCACGGACTCGCTACTGAATCGGCTAACTCTTTCGGACTATCCGAAGTCGGATGGTCGCCAGCCGCGTTCGGAAGTATATGCAATTTGGAGAGCGCATCCTTCACTTCTGCCTTAGACGGTACTCCAGCCTTCTGAAAGTCCGCCTCAGTAGTTTCATCCACCGGAGCGGTTGGCTTTTCCTCTGGCTTTTCCTCAGCAGGAGCCGTCGGTGCTAGTGGGTCGATTTCGTCGTCCACATTCTCAACACCGGCAGTTGGAGCGGCGGCGTTCACGATTCCCTCAGGGGTGAAGAGATAGACGCCATTACCAGCAACCAATATTGGCTGGTCAGCGGCGGGAGTATCCAAGAGCGGAAGTCCGAGTTCGCTACGGCGTTCGTTCATTGTCTTAGTGCCGCCACGAAGTTCGAGATCAGATTTCTTTGCGGCTTGCTCATTGTCGCGGATTTCATTGACCATGAACTTGAATTCGAGTTCGCGTGGCATTTTGAGATATGTGTACGAAATATTCGTAATCATCTTAGAAACCCATTGAGCCAAAGGAGCGACACCGATAGCCTGAGCCGAATCTGCCTCTCCCTCTTGATGCCCAGAAGCACCTAATCCACCTTTTTGAGAGAAACCGATTTCGGTAGGCAACACGCCAAAGTGTCCGGTGATAGAAGTAATCAGGTACTCGTCGAGAGCGGCTCTGAACTTCTCTCCGTAACCTTCATAGAATTGAGGTTTCAATCCAGACGGCAAAATGAGAGCGCGCTTGCGTTGTTCAGTCTGTCCAGCGAGGTTGTCGTTAATGATATTTTCGTACTGCTTCATCACGAGCGGATCATTACCGAAATCCGCATCCGAGGTCAGCATCATCTCAGGCGTTACGCCGTCGGTATATTCAGCACGAAGCCATTGCTGGCGACGAAGATAAAGGTCGGCAAGTGGTAGGCAACGCTCTACTGGTGAAGATCCATAAACCGAGTTTGCTCTGCGGTTACGAATAAAGTATGAAAGGTCGTCGCTCGTGAACTCTCCGTCGGCGTTTACATCATCAGAATTTGCAGTGAACTCCACGCGAGGGAAGCCATAAAGGATTTGCTGATAAGCGGCTTGCGGTGGCATTGGGCGCATACCGCGGTCGTCGAGTAGTGGCTTAATGGTAGAGCCATCAAGGATTTGGAAGCCGTATAGATCTCCCCCTACTGTCTTTTGCGGCCAGATAGCCCAAGCATCGAGAACGAGGATTTCTTCAAGGCTCATCATCATCCAGTCGATGAACGTCAATCCATTAGCACGGTCGGGATTTTCCCAGAAAGTACGAAGGCGATAAATCTCATCTGAAAACTTAGAACGAGCCTGACTCATGGCGCGAGTATGGTCGCCACCAATTTCAGCGATAATCTTTTCACTTGCATCCTCAGCGATAACGATATCCCAATCCATACCAGAGATTTTGGCTTTGAGGACTTCGATACACCGGCGCACAATGTCGATTTGCTCAGCCGCGCCTCGGAGAGTCTTGAATTGAACTAACTTCTGCTCAGTTCCGATATTAAGGTTTTGCGCTACTTGGTACTCGTAACGGCGAGGATCAGGGCGACCATCAGCACGAAGCGGGTTAATTGCTCCCGGCAGAATAGGTTGTCCGGGTCCGAAAGGAACTCCAGACATTAAAGGATTTCGAAGTAACGGAGTCTGTTGTCCGTAACTGTTTTGCGTATTCGCATCCCTCATCTGCTGTTCAGTCATTACGACCGCACCCGCAGGGAGATTACTTGGAGCCTTCTCGATTTGTTGTGCTACTGCTTTTGCTAGACGGTCAATTAGACCCATGTTGTCCCCTTAATCGCGCCCCTTAAAAATCAGGCAGGTGTAATGATAGCGTGATTACACCGAGGGCATAATCTCGTTCCGCGTACTAACGGCAATCGGCAACTAGGGCAGAAGTCAGCAAGAGCGGCAAGCGAGCGCAGGGCAGTAGATCCACCCATCAAGTCTGATACCGCCCATACCATAGCGTCCATGCGGTCAGGTGATTTATCGCTATCCGGTTCCCACGTCACCAACTGATCTTCGAGTTGCGCAAAGTTATTTCCCACCATGTGAAGGCGTAATTGTTCAGATAAAGCAGACACCGGCTCGGCTCGAACTTTCTTACCCCTAGACGCGTGAACCTTTCGATACGGGATAGTTGAATCAACCTGTCGGAGAAGTGACTCAATCATATCGCCACCGTTATTTGCTTCTCCAATAACTCGGTCGCACTTCCACTTTCTAAACATCTCAATGGCTTTTCTCGCCCAGTTTTCAGGCGTTCCCCTCATTGAAGCATCTTCGAGAATGTAATAGTGACCATCCGGCGTAGCACCGGCTACCACGATTCCAGTTTCGTCCGAGTCTTCGCCACTCGTCACGGCGGGGTCAATAGCAACCACGACACGGAAATACGGCGGGGCATCCTCAACCTTAATTCGAGCCTGTTCGATAAGATCTCTTGTCCATAGGGCAGAGTCCGACTCGTTCAGGATTTCCCCATAAAGTTCCTGCCTACCCATTCGAGTACCAGCATATCGAGCCTGTAACTCAATCAACGCTTGCGGAGCGAGGTTGTCGGCATTATCAAAGGTCGAACCTCTAGCGACTTTAACGGTTCCATCAGTTCGCCCGACGAGGTTTCTAATAAGGCTAACGGGTCGTGGCGTAGTGGTGATAACGGTTCGAGGATGCTCTCCAAGGCGCAATCCGAACTGGAGTTGATCCCAAGTGTCCGCGTATCTCCAAGCCGCTAATTCGTCGCACCATGCCCCGTGATGCTGTGGTCCGCGAAGGCGGTCAGGTTCATCAGCAGAAAAGAGTTTGATTCGAGATCCATTAGTCAGCACTATCGAACCCTGCGAACGGTTGTAGTCGTCGATGGAGCCGTAATCTTTTAGTATGTTGATGATGCCCGATTCACCCTCAGCGCATACATCTCTCACGTCGCCAAAGGTAGGAGCCACAATAGCCCACCTAGTATTCGCTCTCGTAGTTGCTTCCCACGCCAACCACTCAGCCGCAGTTCGAGTTTTACCAGCACCACGCCCAGCGAGATAAAGATAGATACTCCACGGCTCGTCGCTATTCGGTAACTGCTCCGGCCTCGCTAAGTCCGTCTCCCACGCTATTCGGCGATTCTCTAATCTCTCGTATAGTCTCGATAATCTCTCTCGTTCTTTGTCGTAAAAGGTTGCCGTCATAGTTAGTTACCTCAACTTCTGTTTTGATAGGCATATCTAAGCCGTAGAGTTTTGCATCGCGTTCAAGTATTCGGAGCATCATTGCAATTGCTCTTAGATCCCCGCTAAGCACTCTATCCCATATAGCAGTTAAGGCGGTTTCGAGTCTAGCCCTATGTAACTCTCTACCCTCACTCGCTAACGCATCATCTCTCGTACGCTCTAGTGCTCTCTTAAAAGCGGCGTGTGCGCCTGACGGATGGGAGTACCCCATCTTCTCCGCAATCTGATCAAAAGTTAATCCGCCCTTACGGTACTTTAGGACTTGTCGCTCTTTTTCAATAAGGGCAGGATCTAACTTAATTACATTAGTGTCGCTCATAATTACATTGTAACCGTTACTTTTATTCTTTAGCAGTATTCCAAGTAATACCTTCGTTAGTCTTAAACCACTCCACTGTTTCGCGGATTCCATCTTCAAGTGACTTAAAGGTGTTGGGGTCAATTCCAATAGCGGCAAGCGTTGAAGTGTCGGCAGATACTACTGTTCCGAGTTCCCTAACTACACGTTGAACCTGAATTCTATTAAGATCAGGATTCACTTTGGTTACGGCATCTACGATTTGCTTCAACTTCTCCGGGGTATCTATTGCCCCACCGTGAGGCTCACCGGTGCGCATAGGCACTAAGTCAATTTCCGCATCCGGTACATATTTTTGAACTATTTTCGCAACATCTAAAACTGTGTGAGGGGTCACATTACCAACATCGATTGGGTGCTTAGGGATATTTCCCTTTGCCGCCTCTTCAATAGCAGTAACGAACACTCTAGCCACATCTCCGACCCATACCGAGTCGCTGTATTGAGTTCCCCCACCGTATAGGCGCATAGCGTTTCCGGATAAAGCAGAGCAGATGAAGGAAGGCACAATTTTGCGTACCTTTGCCGAAGCATAAGGAGAAGGGGCTGATTGTCTTGGTCCATAAGCGTTCATTGGGCGAACCGAGATCACCTTTAGCCCTCTATCTTCTCTATACATCTCCACGAATCGTTCTCCGCAAGATTTTGTAATGCAGTAAGTACCTCTAGCAATATTGGCATTGCCTACCGCCGCGAACACCATCGGCAAGTCGTATCGTGAAGCGGCTTCGAATACATTTAGAGCACCAACGATGTTGATTTCAGCCGAGGCAAGTGGAGCATCGATTGTTTCAGTAGTTCCTAGCACCGCCGCAAGGTGAATGATCGCATCTACGTGTGCCGCCATTTCCATTACGATTGTTGAATCTCTTACATCACCGAGAAGCCCTTTACCATCTAGGCGACCTTTATGGTCCAGCACATAAGGTGTATGCCCTCTTTTTACTAATTCTTCTTTTATCCAAGATCCAATAAAACCCGAACCGCCTGTAATTCCTACAATCATTTGCTTGCCCCTGTTCTTATTTTTTTATAACTCTCGTGAATAATCTTTGGTACGGCATTATCCCATTTAATCGCGTGATGAAAACGATTATTAGTTACGCCTATTGTGCCAATCTTAACGCACGAAGGCGACATAATTACAGAATAAAAAGACTTTACATACGTTCCGGAATTCAAGTACGCATCTGTCATACCCCCACTCGCTTTTTGAGTTTGAGTTTGAGTAAGGCATACATCCATTACTGTGAAAAAAAGTTGCCCTCTTGACCCATGAACTATGTAGGCATTAACGTCGTCGTTTATTTTACCGATGAACTCAACAGGGTCGTTTGTTTTAAGAAAAAAAGAGTTCATTGCCTTGCGTTTTAACCGGTGTTTATGACCCCCATTTATACCGCCTATGAGATCCCCACCTTGCGCAAAAGCAACAGTTTTTGCTCCGGTATCATCCAAAAAAGTGAGCATTGCTTCGATAACGTCATCCATATTACGAATTGCTGTTGAACCTAGTTTTTTCCCATTAGGAAATCTATGAAGAAAACTATTGTAATCATCGTCTAATTGAACGAAATAATCTAACTCTAAATTACGCGCTATTTGAAAACAGGCATTTCGAGCATAAACTATCGCCAATCTATCCGGCTGAGTATCTGCCGTGTCAAAAGTTTCGGCTACGGCTTTCTTGTCGAACTCAATTACCCACTCCGCACCGAATTCTTTTCTATATTCATCCCCTAAGGGATCTTCATTGTCAATAATGATGTAAGTTCTGCCTGTATAACCACTTTTTTTTAGAGTTTTAGCAGTAATAACATTTTTAGGTCGTCCGTGTGTCAAAATAAACACCGCGAACCTTTTATGCTCCGGCACTGTTTTGACTTTCCAACTCGGCAATCGTATCAGCGAATTTAACATAACCATTACGAATAGCATTGTTAAAATCTATTATCACTAGTGCGGAGTTTTCCATAAGTTCCTGAACCTCTACCGGTGCGTGCGCATAGTATTCTGCTATTTTTTTATAATTAAACACTACGTGCCTATACGCCGCCAATGCGAGAAAGCCTTTATCTGCTTCCGAAATATCAGATGCCTGAATTTGTGCGTTTAACTCATAAAACTTTTGCAAGTCAGCGAGATCAGAAACTTCCGGCTTTTCTCCCACAATTTCATAGTGAGGCACATTTACCGTTGCCGTGTAGGGGTTTTCATCGTCAAAATCTTTTTTTATTTCCTCAAAATCATCTTTTGTAAATCCGAGTTTGCCTATATTCCATCCGTTAGCATCTAAATCTAGCAACTGGCTTGCAAGAGTTTGATTATCCCATTCAGCCAATTCGGATGAGCGGTTATCGGCGAGCGCATAGGCTTTCGCGGTGTTTTCGTCCCACGCATCAGGGCATCGTGATATCGTGATTTCATGCCATCCGAGAGCCTTAGCCGCTTCGAGCGTTCCATTTCCAGCAATCACTACATCCTGATGAACGACTATTGGTTTGCGTTGCCCGAACTTAGTTAGGCTCGCGGCGATAGTATCTATATTACGTTTTGAGTGTTTCCGAGCGTTCTGCGGGTCGAGAATCAGACTCTCGATTAGTACCGTTTCCACCTTCATTTAGTGCCTCTAATCTGGCGTCGAGCAAAGAATCCAACTCACCCATGAGCAACGCCTTACGCTGATGGGTGAGTCTATTGCCGTACCTGTCCTTCAACATCTCGGCAATATAAGAAATCGCCTCGTCGATATCAGCGACGGTGACTTCTTCCTTTTCAATTATCACGAAACTATTTTACCGTTTTACGGGCTTCGCGTTTTTCTTTGTAAGCGATTACATCTTCGGCTCGGTAGAAAACTGCCTTGCCTTCTTTCTTCACCCATACAATCGTCTTGCGAAACTGCAACTGGCGAAGGTTATTCATAGTGATACCGAGGTATTCGATTACCTGATTACTCGTCCAAAGTTCCTCTACCATCCCGGCACATCCTCAACTGTCTTGACGATATTGTTGAAATCGTAATTTGTTGAACGGGCATCATTACAGCCACTAAATCCAGTTGAACGGTTTTGAGATCTCGGAACGATACTAAAACTTGTTCCATTAACTTCTAGGGCAGACTTAGCCTCGCCGGTTTTTGCAACGTAATTTGACTGCGAAAGAGTACCGATAACGATTACTTTGTCACCCTTACGCAAGTTATCCTGAACGAGATCAGATTTTGAGTTCCAGAACGTAACTCGGAACCAAAGTGTTTCGCCATCTTCCCATTGACCGTTGACCTTTTTGCGAGGCGTATGAGCCAGCGAGAATGTCGAAAGAGTTTCATCTCGTACTGTTTTTAACTCAGGGTCAGAGCCGAGGTTGCCTTCAATCGTGATTTGATTTACTGCCATGTGTTTGCCTTTCTTATCGTGGGTTGCTTAGATTACACCTTCTCGACGGTTCCGTCATTTTTTAATAACACCCATTCCCCGTCGGGTCGCAGAAACGGCTCGGTTTCTGGATCACTCCAACTGCTCACCATCCAACCCCTATCGGCAGACATTGAAGGTTGCGAATGTATCGAATTAGTGCCTAAGTTGTGACAGGCGTGATGAATCCGAATAAGGTTTGATGCTGAATCTTTCCCGCCGCGAGATCTTAATTTACGGTGGTGAAGTGCCATAGATTCAAGGGCGGGCTGACCGCACGTTTCGCAGTAATGCCCCGCCCTTTCCTCTACCAGCCTGACGATTTCTTTATCCACTCAATACCAGCCGAATCTCTTTTCGTGACTCCAAGCGGCACACGGAGTCGAATAACGGCGGCTAATGTATCGCAAGCCGTACTGGATTTGCGTGTACGCGCTCTTAGGCTCGAACTGCATTTTGTAATTTCCCCATGTCGTAGGCAGAAATTGAGCAATCCCGAACGCTCCAGAAGATTTGTTTCGGGCTTTCGGATTCCAATTACTCTCTTGCTTCCACAACTTAACGAGGCATGAATACTGATACCGGTCTGATACCTGAAGCC